CAAAAACGGCGCCTTCCGCTATTCCAAAAAAGCCGCGCCGTTTTTGTCGCTTGCGAGCGCAGCGAGGTCTTGACGGCGCGTCGATGCCGCGCGCTACAATCACATGCGGTTTTCCGGCGCAATGCGCCGGATAAGAACGTAAACACCACTGGTAAAGGATGGTGCATGCGCTCCGAACGTGACTATGTGCGCCAACCGTCGCTGAATGACGACGACATGATGTTTTTGGACGCCCGGGCCACGCTGGCGGCGGCGTTGTCACGTGCGGTTGTTGGGTACTCCGACTCGCGTGTGCGCGCCCTCGCGTGGCTCGCAATCGCCACGCCGCGCTTGTATGACCGCATTGCCCCCATTATCGAGAGCGCTGCGATCCGGCAGTCTCCCGGCGCGTCGCGCACGCTCCGCGATGCCCTGCGCGCGCTCTCGCTCGAGGAGTACGTGAGGCGTCGCGATGAGCGCCGATCGGACCGCTGATCCCCCTCTCCGATTGCTCCCGTTTGAGCGGTATTATCCGGGTGTGTTTGTTGGTGTCTTCGGCGCGCTCCGCAGCGGCAAGACTCTGATGGCGTGCAGGTTAGGCGTGACGTTGGCCCGCTCCCTCGGTCTCGATCTCGTCAGCAACATCCCGGTCGCCGGCGCCCGGCGCGTGTCCACGATGGACGATCTGGCGGCGTTGCGTGGCGCAGTCCTGGTCTGGGATGAGGTGCAGGTATCCCTGGACTCGCGCGAGTGGGCGTCCGAGGCGGCGCGGTCGCTGACGCGCGACATGATCCTCTGGGGCAAGCGCGGTGTGATCTGCGTCTACACGAGTCCTAGTTTTGCGACGGTTGACGTGCGGCTCCGCCGGCTCACCCAGTACGTGTACGTGACGGCCGGTCGGTTTCGGCGCTCCGGTGTGGACTACGCGGTCTACCGCTGGCACGAGCATCCCTATGCGGACGATGCGCTCGTGGAGCGCTACCGGTTTGCGCTGCGGTTGTCTGACTGGTACGGCGTCTACGACACGCTCTACGGCGCGGCTGCCGGCGATACGCTCGCCATCCTCCCCGCCCCCGCGCCCGCGCTCGCTCCCGCGCGGCGTCGTGGTTGACACGTCGTGTCTATCGTGCTATACTGGTGCTATTGACGGTATTGGCAACATGGCGTGACGGAGGCGGATATGGTGACGCTGCTCACGGCGGATGGCGTCGAGGAGGTCGATTACACGCCGTCCGATGCCGAGATCCGGGCGTCGCTCGACGATCCCGGGCTGTACGGCATGGTGCTGGGTGTCGTGACGTGGATGCGGCTGTCGTCCGGCGCCGGCTGGTGGACGGTGCTCTTTGGCAAGCGCCTTGTGGTGACTCTGGCGCCGGTGGGCTGGTGCTGGGTGATGGATGGACTCGGTAATCGTGGGTATTGGTCGCCTGCGCTCTCGGCTGTAGTCGCCGATGTGTGTGCGATGTACGGTGGTTGTGTGGAGGAGGATTAGGAGGGCGCTATGAGTATTGTTGATGATCCTCGCACCGAGCGTGTCGTGGTTACGGCTGGCTCGAGCATTGCCCGCGTGCTCGATGACCGCCAGCGGCGCGCGGTTAACCTGGCGCTGCAGGTGTGCTCGTACGTTGTTGCTGCGTTTCCGCCCGACTCGGCGATGACTCCTGTCGAGGTGGTGCGGCTGCTGAGACGCTTTGCGGAGTCGTGTTGCGTGGAGGGTGATGATGCCGGTGACTAGTGGGCTGGTATTGCGCGGCATGGTCGCTGCGTATCGCGAGTTTATCTCGCGCAAGGATGGCAAGGTGTATCGGGTTGTGACCGTGTACGGCGATTTGATGTCTGGCGAGACTGTACTCTGCCAGGTTGACGGGTACGATGTGTTTGTCGACTCGCCGGATTATTCCCGCGGCGAGATGGTCGAGTTGCCCGCGCGGATGCAGTTTTTGCGCGACAACTCTGGGCGACCGACGATCCGACTGTATGTCGATGAGGGGGTGCGCTGATGCCGACCCGTAGAGAGGATGCACTGTGGTCTGTTGTGCACCGGCGCGCGTCTCATCTGCGTGCGCTGCTCGACGGTCTGGACGACGTCGACGTGAGTATTGCGTATGAGCTGCACTACTACCCGTACGCGATCGTCGAGCTCCTGCGCGTCCGCGAGGACGCTCCCCCGCTGGTGTTGCGGTCGCTCTACGTCCAGGCTAATCGTCAGTGGGAGTATCACTCGGAGTTTGCGCTCCGGGTGGTTGAGGCGGCCCTACAGCTCGTCCACGAGTACCGCGCCGATCCCTCGCTGGGTGGTGCCGAGGCGGTGTGGGCGTGATGGTCTGCTGGTGGAGAGGTCGATGCGAGCGATAGACTTGTTTTGTGGCGCCGGCGGCAGCTCGCTCGGCGCGATGGCTGCCGGCTTCGAGATCGTCGCGGGGTTTGACATTTGGCTGGTCGCCGGACTGGTCTACCGCGCGAATTTCCCGGCGGCGCGGTTCCATCTCTGCGATCTGGCGGCGCTGGACGGGTCTGATATCCGGAGCATCCATGACGATCTGGGCGACGTCGATCTGATCCTCGCGTCTCCGCCGTGCACGGACCATAGCTTGGCGCGCGGCGCCGCGCCGCCGTCTCCGGCGGGTCTGGATCTCCCGTGGTCCGTTTGTCGGTTTGCTGAGGTTTTTCTGCCACGCTGGGTTGTCGTGGAAAATGTCGTCCAGATGCGCCGGTGGCATGGTTTCCGGTCGTTCCTGCATGCCCTGATGCATCTGGGTTACTGTGTGCGTGCTCAGATTCTGGACGCGGCCGATTTCGGCGTGCCTCAGCGTCGCCGTCGACTCTATGTCGTCTGCGACCGTGAGGCGGATCCGCCCGAGATCGTGGCGCGCACGTCTGAGCGTATACCGGCCGCGCGCGTTATCGATCTCGATGGATATGCGTATACGCCGCTCTATACGCCGCGTCGCGCCCGTGCGACGATCGAGCGTGTCGAGCGCGCGCTTCGGGCGCTGGGTCGCGATGCGACGTTTTTGTCCGTCTACTACGGCTCGGGCCCGCAGTGGCAGACGCTGGACGTGCCGCTCAGGACGATCACGACATCTGGGCATTTCGCGCTGGTTCGACCGGATCGGTGCGGCGGCCACGAGATGCGCATGCTCCAGGTCGATGAGTTGCGACGTGCGATGGGGTTTCCCGCGTCGTTTGACTTCGGCGGCTGTGTCCGCACCGACGCGATGCGCCTCCTCGGCAATGCGGTCTGTCCGCCGGTCATGCAGGCGATTGTCGAGACGCTGATAGGCGCGTAACGGCGCTGCGGGCGGGTACGGCCGTCGGTGCGCGCGCCGCCGCACGCGCCTTAAACGGCGCGCGCGCGGTACGGGTGTCGGGATGATGAGGCATGGCGCCGTCCGCGAGCGTAAGCGAGCGGCGGCGCGGTCGACGGCGCGCAGTTGCGCGTCCTTGGGCGCGCGTGGCGCGCATGGTGGTTGGATGGGTGCAACGATATCTTGTTAATTAATACGCGATTTGCCCCAGCATCTGTAAGCCTTTTGTCGTTTTGGCACTATAGGAGGACGTATGGCGTCGGTTATCTCGTATGGTGGCGGCGTCCAGAGTACGGCGCTCGTCGTGTTGTCGTTGTTGGAGGGATGGGATGTTGACGATGTCGTGCATGTCGATCTGATGGATGCGGAGTCTCCCGCGACGCGCGAGTATGTTGCGCGTTTTCGGGACTGGCTGCGGCAGGAGCATGGGCGAGACATCACGATCATTGAGCGCAACATGTACCGGGACATGCTTGACAATCCGGGTTTCACGCCGGTTCCGTGGCGTGCGCGGGATGGATCGTTTATGCTGTCGAGGCAGTGCACCCGGCAATACAAGGTCGCCCCGTTGCAGCGCTATTTGTATGACCGGTATCCGGGCGGGTGCATCAGGTTGATGCTCGGCATCAGCGTCGACGAGTACCACCGCATGCGCGACTCTTCGGCGGCGCGGATCGAGCATGTCTATCCGTTGGTTGATGCGCGGCTGACGCGCTGGCAGTGCCGCGAAATCGTTGAGCGCGCGGGTCTGGTGGTGCCGTCCAAATCGTCGTGTTGGTTTTGTCCTTATAGATCTGTTCGGAGTCAGTTGGCGCTGGTGCAACACTACCCGCGTCTCCGCGAGATGGCGCAGGTGCTTGAGGATCGGATCAACGCGGATCGGCGGCGGCGCGGACGGGATGAGATAGTGGTGTTGAGGTCGGATACGGAGGTTGAGCAGGGCGATTTCTGCGAGGCGGGATTTTGTGATGTGTGAGACGCCGTATGCCCGACGCGCCCTGTCCGTCCTATCTCCACCGGCTCGCCCGCGCGCTCATGCCGCGTGAGCGGCTCGCCCTCTGTGGCGTGACCCTCCGGTACGGCGCGTCGGGCGTCGTGGTGCGTCGGCTCCCTGACGGGCGCGCTGCCTACTCCGGTCTGTACAGGTGTGGTGATTTCTGGCGCTGTCCGTCATGCCGGGTGACCCTTGGTGTCCGGCGTGCGCGCCAGATCGAGACCGCTCTGCGCGCACACGTTGATGCGGGCGGCTCGGCGCTGCTTGCGACCTACACGGTGCCGCACACGCGCGATGAGTCGCTCCCGGTCGTGCTCTCCCGGCTCGCCGACACGTGGCGGCGGTATGCCAAACATGCCTGGCGTGATGTGCTGGGCGATCATTACGTCGGCAACGTCCGTGCGCTCGAGGTGACGCATGGCGTCAACGGCTGGCATCCCCACTACCACGCGCTGATATACGTCTCCGCTGGACTCCCCTATCTCACGCCGGTCTGCGTCGCCCTGTCGGAGCGCTGGTCGCAGGTTGCGGGTGCCGATTGGCGCGCCGACGTGCGCCGGGTCGCGCATGATGGCGTCGCGGCCGTTGCGCGCTATCTGACGACCGACGGGATCGCCGGCGCGTCCTACGAGGTGGCGAGCCCGGCTGCCAAAATCCCTTCCGGGCGGTCGTACACGCAATTGCTGTACGACTACGCGCGTTATCGCTCGTCGGCGGATGCGGCGCTGATATACGAGTACGCCGCGGCGCTCCACGGCGTGCATCACCTGACCGTCTCTCCCCGACTCCGCAGGTTGTACGATTTCACTGATCCCGCGTCGGGCTGGTCTGAGATTGCGGATGAGGACGTGCTGGCGCTGCTGAACAGCGGCGAATGGTTGTCGATTCTCAACGCCGGGGAGGACAGGAATCTACTGGATGATTTCGCATGGTTGCGCTAATATCGGTGCTATGGAGTATGAGCGCGCTGTGTTGCAACTGCTCGTGTATGGCGTGACGCTGATCATGCTGTATGTAGTGGATAGGTGGTCTCGTGGCTGAGGCATTGTTTGCGATTCTCGTGGTTGTCGTCGTGTCTGTTGTCGTGCTGCGTTTGATGATGGCCGTGGTGCGGCTATGGTAGAGATGGCTGATGTGCTCTATCCTGCCGCGCTTGCGGTCGTGACGTACATCGTTGCGCGTTTGGTCTCTCTGTTCGCGTAGTGTACGCAGGGTGCAGTGGTTGCAGATGCGGTTGGTCGCCGTGTCTCAGCGGTTCGATTCCGTCTACCCTGCTCCAGTGGTGTGTAGTTATAGGAGGTGTACGACCAACGATCCCGTTTTCAATGCTCCTTCGATGACGGCGATTCTGCAGGCGGCCACGAGTATCTTCAATCCGTTTGTGGGTGTCCTTGCATTGGCCATTGGTGTCACGCTGGGTGCCAGGATGCTCGGCCGTATCGTCAATCTGTTCTAGGTCGCGTGTTCCGCATTACCCGCCGCGGGCGCGGTCATGGCCGCGCCCCCGCGCTCTCGGTCATCCGCTCCGGCGATCGTCTGGAGGTCCGCGAGGGGCGCTACGGCTGGGGCGCGCTGTATGCTTGGTGTGATGTCTGTGATTCGCTCGCCGCGCATACGCTCCTGCTCACCTACGCCGACATGCGCGCGCGCGATATCTATATTCATACTGATATCCCTGTTATTTCTGAGCGCAAGTTTTTTGGTGCCTTCTCTGGCGTCCGCCCAGACTCCCTCCCCGACGCCGACTCCCTCCCCGACGCCCTCCCCGACGCCGACGATTCCTCCTCCCTTTGAGTGCCCCGCGTCGTGGACGGGGAGCTATTGGATGTATGCTGGATCGTGGACGTTTAACGTGGCCGGCGCATACGAGTCGACGTATCACTATCCCCCTCCTGGTACGTTTGCAACTCCCCCGTACGTCGATCGTGTCTGTTACTGGCTCCTGGACTGGTCGTACGGACCTCCGTCCGCATACGAGTACGATGCGTTCGTGCAGCATGGCCCGTGGCGTACTGGGGACCGTTTGTTCCGCTGGGCCCCGGGCGGACCCCATACGTTTTTCCGCGGCGGCCCGCCTGGGCCGGTGCTCGTTGGCGTTTCGTGGTACTATCCCGTCGCCTCGGGCACGCTGGTGGTCTACTATGAGGTGCCCGGCTCGCCGACTGCGACTCCGTCGCTCTCGCCGACGCCGTCGTCGACCGCGTCGCCGTCGCCGACCGCGACGCTGGGTCCGTCGGTCGATTGCACCGACTGGGAGGATGTAACTGACGATGCGCCTGTCATATTTCGCCCGCCCCGCGCGGGTCTGTACTGGATGGAGGTCGCCTCTGGCAGTCTGTGGTGGTCCGGCGAGTACCATGGCCCGGGCATCTACCCGTATGTGTTCGATGGCTGGGGCGTCGTGCGTGTATCGGGTTCTGGGCGCGCGCGATTCTGTTTGTCGGATCCGGGTGCGGTGGCGACGCCGACGATCACCCGTACCCCGACGCGCACGCCGACCGTGACGCGCACTCCGACGCGCACGCGCACGCCGACGCCGACGCCGGACACCCGCACGCCGACGCTCACCCGCACGCCGACGCGCACGCGCACGCCGACCATCACGCGCACGCCCTCGCTCACGCGCACCCCGACGCTCACGCGCACGCCCTCGCCGACGTGGACCGCGCTCCCCACCGCGACGCGCGATCCGTACCAGCCGCCGTCGGCCGTGCCGCGCTATACGCTCGTGCCGATTACGCCGCCGCCGGACGGTAACGATATGTCCTGGGATGGCTCGCTCGTCGGTGATCTGTTCGACGGCCTCGAGGCGCTCCGGCGTGCGGTCGCTCCTCCGGCGGCGCGCATCTGCGATCTGCCCGCGCCGGTGCTGGCGGATGCCCCGGAACTGCATGGGATGAGGGATGCGTTCCCGGATTTCGTATTGGGTCTGTGTAACTTCTTTTCTATTGCCTCGCCGGTGCTTGGCTTTGTGCGGTTCCCGGTCACGCTGCTTGTTATCGGATTTGCGTTCTGGACCGCGTGGCGGGTGTTCAGGTCATTGAGCTGAGGTGCGTATGGACTGGATTGAGGATTTTTGGAGCAAGGTCATCTCGTGGCTGGATCAGCTCTCGGCGTCGATTCACAATGGCATCATCGAGTGGGTTAACTCGCTGATTCAAATTTGGAACGGGTGGATGGACTCCCTGCTCCATCCGGCCCGGGCGATGCCGTCCGTCCCCGCGCTCCGCTGGATTGTGGATTGGCTCGGTGGTATCGCGGATTACACGAGGCTCATGTACATGCTCGTGGATTACGTTGCGTACGCTGCTATCGTGCAGCAGGCCCTCACCGCGCAGGTTGGGATCGTTATTGTTGGGCTTGGGTTTCGCGCGTGGCTGGTTATCCGGCGCATTGTGCTGGTGAGCTGATGCAGTACGTGATTGCGACGTTGTACGTATTGGTCTGGCTCGCGCTTGCGGCGGCCGCGGCGCTCTGGCTGCCGGTCTGGGCGCTCCCGGCGGCGCTCGTCCAGCTGGCGGTGGCGTATGTGATGCTGCGCGCTGTGTGGTTGGCTGCCGCTGCCGGCGGCGATGATTAGGCGCGGAACGGCGCTGCGTGCGTGTACGGCCGTCGGTGCGCGCGCCGCCGCACGCGCCTTAAACGGCGCGCGCGCGGGAGAGCTGTCGGGATGATGAGGCATGGCGCCGTCCGCGAGGCGTCAGCCGAGCGGCGGCGCGGTTGACGGTGCGCCGAATGGCGCATCCCTGGGCGCGCGTGGCGCGCTTGTGAGGTGAGCAGTGCGGGAGATCAGTATCGCGCTGGCTCTTTGTGCGGTCGCTGCCGCGGTCTGGTACATGCGCCGGCGTGACGTTGGCGCTGGCCGTGTGCGCGGCTGGCTGCTCGTGTACGACGATCTGGGCGGCTGGCGCGTGCTGCCCGCGTCGTACGGCGACGCTGGCATCGTTGCCGATGGCGTGACCTATCCCGCGTCGCTCCCTGTGTTGCGCGCGGGCCGTGAACTAATCTGGATTGCGCGCTGTGAGAGTGCCGCGCTGATTGAGCACCAAGCCCTCGAGCGTGCGCGAGAGTCTGCTGCGTTGGCGTCGCTCTGGCGCGGCGGCGGTCAGTGGCTCGATCTGCTGCGCGTGTTGGGCGTGGTTCTGCCCGCAGTTTTTGCGTATTTCACGTGGGCCCAGGTGTCGGCGCTCCAGGCGCTTGTGGCGCAGATCCTGGCGTTGGTAGGTGAGAGGTGAGTAATCTGCGTGACTGGCGGGTGACGATCGTCCCTTGGGCGGACCGGCGTTTGTGGTTTCTTCAAGCGAGGCGCGGCCGGCGTGTGGTGTGGGGCGTCGTCTACGACGCTGCTGACCCTGACTCGGTGGCCCTTGCTCGTCGGGCGATTGCGACGTTGCGTGCTGCCGGCGCTGATTGCTCGGCGTTGCCTGCTGTTCTGCCCGGCGTTGGCCAGGAACCGTGATGCCTGCGGCGCGTAGGGGGTACGGCTATGGCTCGGGTAGCGCCGTGGTGGACGGTATGCCCGTCGTGCTGGTACAGGCGTGTCAGGGTTCCTACGCGCCGGCATGGGCAATCGGAACGGTACGGCATGTCGGGCGACGGTACGGGCGAACAAATGTTCTGCCCGCGCGCGCATTGTTTGTCGGAAAACCGCAGCTGGAGGCTGGCGCGCGGCATAGCGCCGTCAAGACCGACAAAAACGGCGCCTTCCGCTATTCCAAAAAAGCCGCGCCGTTTTTGTCGCTTGCGAGCGCAGCGAGGTCTTGACGGCGCGTCGATGCCGCGCGCTACAATCACATGCGGTTTTCCGGCGCAATGCGCCGGATAAGAACGTAAACACCACTGGTAAAGGATGGTGCATGCGCTCCGAACGTGACTATGTGCGCCAACCGTCGCTGAATGACGACGACATGATGTTTTTGGACGCCCGGGCCACGCTGGCGGCGGCGTTGTCACGTGCGGTTGTTGGGTACTCCGACTCGCGTGTGCGCGCCCTCGCGTGGCTCGCAATCGCCACGCCGCGCTTGTATGACCGCATTGCCCCCATTATCGAGAGCGCTGCGATCCGGCAGTCTCCCGGCGCGTCGCGCACGCTCCGCGATGCCCTGCGCGCGCTCTCGCTCGAGGAGTACGTGAGGCGTCGCGATGAGCGCCGATCGGACCGCTGATCCCCCTCTCCGATTGCTCCCGTTTGAGCGGTATTATCCGGGTGTGTTTGTTGGTGTCTTCGGCGCGCTCCGCAGCGGCAAGACTCTGATGGCGTGCAGGTTAGGCGTGACGTTGGCCCGCTCCCTCGGTCTCGATCTCGTCAGCAACATCCCGGTCGCCGGCGCCCGGCGCGTGTCCACGATGGACGATCTGGCGGCGTTGCGTGGCGCAGTCCTGGTCTGGGATGAGGTGCAGGTATCCCTGGACTCGCGCGAGTGGGCGTCCGAGGCGGCGCGGTCGCTGACGC